AAGGTGCAGGGCGGCGGGGTCGTGACCCAGGTGGAGGGCGTGGTGGGCGCGTACAAACCCTACGCACAGGTGATGGAAGAGGGTGCGGATCCGCACTGGCCGAACATGGGCAACTTGCATTACTGGGTGGTGCGCAAGCTGGGGTTGAATGGCGTGGAGGCCGAGCGGGCCACGTTTTTGATCGCACGGGCGATCTCACGCCGGGGATTGAAGGGACGGCATTATATGCGGGACGGGCTGAAGGAGGCTGAGCCGAAGATCAAGGCTGAGTTTGAGCAGGCGGTGGAGCGGGTCGTTCAAAAATTGACGGGTGATAGCTGAAAATGACCGGGGACCGATGACGGAAGACCGACCCCCCTCTAACTCCCCCCTAAAGGGTGGAGGAAGGAATAGGAAAGATGGCGATTGAACATTGGAAGGATGAATTGACCGGGGTGCTGAGTGAGATCAGCGGGATCACGGAGGTGCGAGCGTATGATGACCTGCCCGGGCAGATCGTGGCCAGCCCGACGCTGATCTGGTTCCCGGTGAGCGGGACCCAAACCTACGGGATGGGCAGCCCGGCGATTGCGTTTCACCGGGTGCAGCTGAGCCTGTTCATCAGCGTGGCGCTGCTGCCGGAAGGGGTTGGCCAGGCGGTGCCGCTGATCGCTGCGGTGCGGAACAAGCTGGCCCAGCATATCACGCTGAGCCGCACGGTGACGCAGATGATCGCCGAACCGGACGGGAACTTCTATGAAGGTCCGGCGACGATGATGTATGGCGACCGCACGTACACGGGCGTGAATTTTTATTTGGAGGTGAAGGAAGTGGAGCGGATTGAGGTGAGGGCATGATGGAAGACCGGGGACGGGTGACCGGGGACCGAATGATTGCGCTGAGAAGCTCCGTGTTAATAGTTGGTAATGGAATTTTGAAGATTTTTCAAGATTTATTGTGAGAAAGGCTGTGAAAATGCTGAAATATTTGGGAAATGGGTTTTTGAAGAAGGTCCCGGCCAGGGATTTGACCAAAGAAGAGGTTGAGGCGCTGGGGGTGGATCCGGATGCCCTGGTGGAGAGCGGGTTGTATGAGATGACCGGGGACGGGGGACCGAAGACGGGGAAGGAAAAGACTGAAGACCGAGGACCGGAGACTGAAGAAGGCCCCCAGGATGACCAGCTTGAGGATGATTTGGCGGAATATGGGCTTGGGTCGATGATGTCAGATAAGGAGGACGTATCGGAAGAGGATGAGATTGAACCTTCACAGGATGAATGAGATGGCTGACGACTCATGTCGTCAGCACTGCGCTGAGGCGGCAAGAGGCCGCTTCAGCTTGAGATTGCTTCGCTTTGCTCGCAATGACTAAACAATTAATTGATTAAGGAGATTTTACAATGAGTGACTATGGCATAAAAACATTTCGACAGCTTCAGCTGAACCGGGAATCGGCGATCGGTACGCCGGGGGCCAGCTGGTTCAACTGGCGCGGGCTGGGCCTGCTGGATGATCAGCGGGTGGGGGTGTTCCCGGAAGAGGACATCGGCATTTTTGGCGGCACCGACCGGCAGTATTTCCCGCAGCTGCGGGGTGAGCTGAACATGCCCAGCCATGCAGCCACCTTTGAGCTGATCGGGCACATTTTGGACGCGGGGATCGCCCGGGCCACCCCAGCCGCAGACGGCGGCGGCACCGGCTTCATCCGCACCTACACCATGCCGATCGTGGCCGCTGATGCAGTGGATGCGGATGACCTGCAGACCTACCACGTGAAGCAGGGTGACAACGTCGCCGTGGACATCACCGGCGGGGCGTTCGTGAAGAGCTTTGCGCTGGAAGGCACCCAAAACGAGCCCTGGATGCTGAGCGCAACCTGGGAAACCCAGGAAGTGGCCGATGACGGGGTCGGGTTTGTTGAGGCCACGGTTCCCCTGGTGGAAGAGATGATGTTCAACCTGTCCACCATCTTCATCGATGACGACGATGCCGCCCATGGCTATACCCAGGCGGAAGTTGTGCTGACCAATGCCACGCTGAACATTGAAACCGGCTGGCAGGCGCTGTTCACCGCGGATGGATCGCTGGCATACAGCAACATTAAGCAGCGTGCGCCGGAGATCATGCTGAACGTGACGCTGGAGATGACGGCCGCCGTGGCCGCCGCCGAGCGCGAGAACTGGCGCACAAGCGTTCCCCGGCTGATCCGCCTGGTGCTGGAAGGCAGCGAGCTGACCACCGAGGGCACTGATTACGCCAACAAGACCCTGATCATCGACCTGGCCGGGAAGTGGGATAAGTTTGATCCCCTGGGCGACGATGACGGCGACGACATCGTCACCGCACAGTTCCGCTGCCGCTACAACGAAGAGAGCGCCAGCTTCTTTGAGATGGTGCTGGTGAACGAGGTGGCAACCTTATGAGCCAGGAGATAAAACAGGAAATCAAAGAGCTGGGTGTGAGCTATACCCTACCCGAAAAGGTGACGGTCCAGCAGAGCCTGCAGTATTGGGGCGTGTTTTCCACCGCGATCCACAACAGCCAGATGATGTTTTTGATGCTGTGGGAAGTGATCGTGAAGCTGGGGTTGATCAGCGATTGGGAATGCGATTTCTTTGCGCTGGAGACGCCGCTGGAGCAGGTGGACGACCCCCGGGTGGCCGTGGTGGTGATGGACGTGTGCAACAGCGTTTACCGGCACATGGAAGGGCTGAAGGTACTGGAAAAAAACTGATCCAGCAGGCGGCGGATGCCGCCGCCGGAAAGGGTCCGCCGCCGTTTGAGCTGGAAGTGTTGTGGATGTGCAGGCAGTTTGGCTGCCTGCCCGAGGGCGGCGGATACCTGGACCAGGATGCGAGGCTGATGGGACGGGCCGTGATGTGCGAGGAAGTGTACCAGCTGGTGAAGAAGTGGCGCGGGATGGCCGTGAAGGATCTTACCCAGCTGAATGAAGCCGAAAAGCAGCTGTTCAAGTGGCTGCGCAAAGCGAAGGTGACAATATAATGGGTCAATCAATCGTAGAGATCATCATCAAGGCGAGCAACCAGGCTTCGGGTGAGTTCAAGAAGGCCTTTGGCGACCTGGGGGCGCTGGGCAAGGAAGCCGAGAAGATGGGCAAGGGCATGCGCAGTGCTGGGCTGGCGATCACCGGGGGGGTGACCACGCCGCTGGTGGGCTTTATCGCCACATCGGCCGTGGCCGCCGCCCGGGTGGACGGGCTGAAGCTGGCCAACAACCAGCTGGCACAATCGGCGGGCTACACCGAGCAGTACGTGCAGGCCCAGGCCCAGTCCGTGAAAAAGATGGGCATTGAACACGCCGCAGCCCAGCAAATTGTAGCAAAGTTTATGACCGCCCAGCTTGACCTGGCGGATGCTTCTAACCTGGCGCGGATCGCACAGGACCAGGCGGTGATCAGCGGCGAGAACAGCACCGAGACGATGACGCGGCTGACGGACGCGCTGATCACGGGCAACAGCCAGATGTTCAGAAGCATGAATATGACGCTGGACCTGAGCGGCGCCTACGAGGCAATGGCAGTTGGGCTGGGGAAAAACGTCGATGAGCTGAGCGAGACCGAACGGGTGCAGGCCCGGGTGAACGCGGTAATGGAATACGGCACGACCATTGCCGGGACGTACGAAGCGGCCATGGGCGATAGCTTCAAACAGATGGGCAGCTTCAAGCGGATGATCAACGATATTGCCGTGGAGGCCGGGCAGTACTTCACACCGGCATTGAACACGGCCGTGTTCGGGGTCAAGGACCTGCTGGGCACGGTGAGCGAGCTGATCAGCGAGGGCGGGGCGCTGGAGCCGGTGCTGGCGGGCTGGGGCGAGAAGCTAAATTGGGCAGCCGGGCTGATCGGGACGGTTGATGATGGTTTGAAGAAGATGAAGCCCAGTACGGCCGGGTTTATCGGGGATATGACGGCAGCAACTGCGGTGATGGGCCCCTTATTGCTGGTGGGCGGGCAGACGGTGATCTGGGCCACGAAGCTGGCTGACGCTTTGAAGACGTCCGCTGGGGGACTGGGGATTTTTGCCGTCGGGATTTACGCAGTGACGGCGGCCATGATCCACCAAGCCAATGAGAGAAAGGCGTTGATCGCTGACCATGAGGAGATGGCGCAATCAGCGCTAAACGCATCCGGATCATATGAAGAGTACCGCGCAGCAATGGCTGGCGTTGAACAACAAATCGATAATCTGGCTGGTGTTACAGGCGGATACGGGGTTCATCTAGCGAACACATTAGGCGAAACAATAATTCTGACCGAAGCACAGTGGGAACAGGCAAAGGCGCATGTAGAGCTGGCCAAAGGCATGGCGGCCAGTGATGCGCACATGATGCGCATGGCGGGCAATATGGTGGCTTACACCAACCAAACCCAGGAGGCTACCGAGGCCACCGAAGCGCACGAACGCGCTTTGAACCGGGCGGCGGTGCGGGCTAAGGAGTACGGCGGTGCCAGCGACACTGCCCGGACGGCACTGGAAAAGCTGGGCGTGGCGGCGGAGGAGCAATCCCGCCTGCTGGATGAGCTGAACGACTCAACAGAGAACCTCAACGCCTCTGATTTGCTGTTGGTCGAATTGAACACGGACCTGACCAAGCTGTGGGCGGAGAATGCGCTCAGTACAGATTCGTACAACGCTGCATTGGAATTTGCACATAAACTGGCTGAGGATTACCCTGAAAAGCTTTCGCCAGTCATGGAAATGTTTGGCGAGTGGGGCAGCAAGGTGCAGAACATCAGCGACCTGCTGCATGGCATCCCCAGTTTTATCAAGGTGGATATTTTGCAAACCTGGTACGAGGCGCAGGGCGGCGTCTGGAAGGGGTCCGGGAATATCGGGGCGGGCCAAAACAACCCCGACACCACTGCGGATACCTTTGCCACGGCCACGGGCGGGCCGGTGTACCCCGGGCAGGTGTACCGCTGGCGTGAGTTTGGCGACGAGTACTTCATCCCGGACCAGCGCGGGTCGGTGATCCCCCACCGGGATGTGGAGAAGGTGCGCAGCGGGAACGGGGGCCCGATGATCGTGAACGTGACGATCAACACGCCGTTCAATATGGCGGATGCGGCCTTTGTGGAGCGTGCGATGGGACCGATCATTCAGCGTCAGATGCGGGAGGCAATCAGAGCATGAAAAGTGTGACGATTTATGGATCAACCGACGATGGTTATATTTTTGGGTCGGATGCGAGCTACGCCACCGCCAGGGGTACAGCAGCAGGCGTTCATCATGATAGGATTTATTTAACGGTTGGGCAAACAGGTTACCCGGGGGTGCCACATTACCAAGTTTTCAGGGCATATTTAAAGTTTGACACGTCGTTTATTCCTGAAGATGCCCTCATCCTCAGCGCTTACCTGAGACTTACAAGCAACTTCATTTCTATTGACATCAACGCATTTGATGTGGAGATTGTCAAACAGGATTGGAGCGATCATGATCCACTGGATGCTGGCAATATGGACGATGCTTTTGATGCGTGTTTGACAAGTGCGAAGGATGTGAACTGGCGCTTTATTGATGGTAATTTTAGGATGGTGGGAAACTTTTATTATAGCCCGGCGCTCGATGTTGATTGGATTTCAAAAACAGGGTTCACTTATTACAGCCTGCGCTCAAGCCGTGACAAGAACAACGATACGCCCAATGAAAACGAATACATGGATATTCGTTCGGCTGAGTTTATTGATGAATTTAATACCTCACAGCCTGTCTTGATTGTCAACTATACAGAAGAACCCGCATACGAATCTTTAGGCCATCAGCTCTTCGTCGATTGGGTCGGTGACGGCGCTAACGACAGCTGGACTGACGAGGCGCCCCGCGTAAAGCGCTTTGCGCTTGACCGGGGGCGTGACCGCACGATCGGCGCACCCGGCGGGGGGTTTGAATCGCCCAATGTGGGCAAGCTGATCATTGAGCTGGAAAACTACGACGGGCGCTATGACCCCTGGAACAGCGACAGCCCGCTCTATGGACTGATCCAGCCCGGCAGGCGGGCGAACTTCGCCGTGTGGCACAACGGGCATTACTATAACCTGATCACGGGCTATGTGGCCGATATCCGCCCGGTGGGCTATAAGCAGACTGTTAGCATGACTATCGAGGACGGCGCGGGGTGGCTGAACGCCCGCACGCCCGATATCCCGTTGCTCGAGCTTCCCTCAGTAGATGCGGCCATCCATGCCATTCTGGATAACCTGGAATACCCGTTTGGGCGGACCATCGAGGACGGGGTGAACGAGCTGGATTATTACTGGACCAGCGGGGCCAACGCGCTCACAGAGATCCATAAGCTGGCTAATTCAGACCTGGGACGCTTCTGTGTGGATGCGGACAGCCGGGCGCACTTCAGAAGTCGCTTTAACAGCGACGCCCTGTCGCTGACGGTGACGGAGGACCAGATCGGGAAGAATATATTCATCCCCATGCCCTGGGATTATGCCCGCTCGATTGTGGACGTGCTGGTGCACCCGCGCCAGGTCGGCGCCGCGGACAGCACGCTGTGGACGCTGCGCACCAGCATGACGATTTCAGACGGCGATACGCTGACGCTGTGGTGCGGCTACCGCTTCCAGGAGCAGAACGTGCCTGCGGATGCGGTTTATGTGTCCAGCTACCAGCCCAGCGGGTCCTTCAGTCCCGGGGATGTGGCGCTGACAGCGTTTTCACGCGATGCGAAGGTTGAGATCACCAACACTTCAGGGAGTGCAGTGATTTTAACCGAGCTGGTGATCAAGGGCACGCCGATCTACTCACCCGAGCCGATCAGGCTGCAGGAGCGGGCGGAGGAGGTGGGTGCCATGCCCGCGGTGTTCAAGTTTGATTATGAGTGGCTGACGGATGTGAACGTGGCCCGCAGCTTTGCCAGGGTGTTGCTGGCCTATTTGAACGACCCGAAGGAGTACCCGGAGATCACGTTCATCAACCGGCCGCAGCTGGGCTGTGCCGTGGACCTGGAGGGGCGCCTGCGCCTGGTGCTGGCCACCTTTGGCATCGACAAGACGTTCTTTGTACATAAAATCTCGCACCAATCCGGCGCATCGATGCAGGAGATGATCACGACGATCAAGCTCAACCCGATGCTGCAGGCCCAGGGCGATGAGGTATTGATTTTGGATGACCCCGAACGGGGTAAATTGGATGTGTATAAATTAGGCTTTTAAGGAGATGAGATAATGGCATGGTCTTCACCCAAAACATGGGTCCCCGATGTGCCGCTGACCGCGGCCGAGATGAACCAGTACGTGAGGGATAACACGCTGGCGCTGTACCCGACGTGGACGCATTGGACGCCGACGTTTACAGGCTTTTCGGCTAATCCGACAGCTGTTATTGCTCGATATGTCCTGATTGGAAAAATGTGCTACGTGAACGTTTACATGGGCAACGCTGGCACGAGCAACGCTAATACGTTCACCGTGTCAGCGCCCTTTCCGGCGGCGGTAATAGCGAATACATCCTGTCCTGCAAGGGATGGCGGAACAAATATAGCAACCGGACAGGTTGAAATTAGGGCTGGTGAAAGTTCTTTTCGCTTATTGATATTAGGTAGCACATCAAACTGGACAACATCCGGCGAAAAACGAGCCAGATTCCAGATATTCTACGAGGTCGCATGATCAGCGGCAAGGGTATTTTCATCTGGCTGAAAATAGACCGGGGACAGGCGACCGGGGACGGGAGGCTAGGCGATGATCAGTGGTAAAGGTATTTACATTTGGCAGAAAATAGACCGGGGACAGGAGACCGGGGACGGGAGGCTGTATGAGTAACTGGACGCAGGGAACTGATTTGAGCCATTGGGCCGGAGATATAGACTTCGGGAAAATGTACACTGCTGGCGCCAGGTGGACGGTGATCAAGACATCTGATGCCAACCGAGACACGGGTTTTCTATTTGAAGACGCCAAATTTGAGCAAAACGCCAAACAGATATTTGAGCGAGGGCAACTCCTTGCCGGGGGTTATCACTGGTTGCAGGCATCGGTTGACCCAATCAAAGCAGCTGATTTCTACCTCGAGCGTTACCGTAAGTTTAGTTTTCACTTCCCGCCCGTGATGGACTTTGAAGAAAAGAGTGTATTTGGCAAGGGGTTGGCCAATCATTACATCTGGTGTGCGCAAACCTGGCTGGAGTATGTTCACAGGCAAACTGGCAGACTGCCGATCATTTACACAGCCAACTGGTACACAAGCCAGTTCGATCAAAGCAAGATGGCATGGATGAACAAGTATCCGCTGTGGGTAGCCAGCTATCCCTGGATATGGACGATTCTCTCAAAACCTCTTATGCCGGGAAAAATCTGGGATGATTGGACGTTTTGGCAATATTCAGCGGACAACAACAACAGGGGTAAGGAGTTTGGCCAGGTGGGTGGTTCAATTGATTTAAATTGGTTCAAAGGTAGTTATGAAGATTTATTAAAATGGCTTGGTACAAGCGAGCCTTTGCCAGAACCGCCTGATGTAGGGCTAATAAATGTGCCGGTGTTTTCGCAGAAGGATGCACGCTGGGCAAACGATAAACTGGGTACGAGTGCCGTCACGATTGGCGGTTATGGATGTCTGGTGACAGCAACGGCGATGGTGTGTAAGTATTTCGGCAAGGATACCGACCCTGGCAAACTAAATAAAGCCCTGATTGCTGTGAATGGTTATGAGAGCGGAAACTTGATGCGTTGGAATTCCATTACAGATATCTATCCTGATGTCGCCACAGACTGGACAAAATTCATAACCTCGCCCAGTAATGCCGACATTGACAAATGTCTTGAAGCCAAGTTACCTGTGATTGTGCAGGTAGATTTCATCCCCGCCACTCCCATCTTAGACCAACACTGGGTTGTGATTGTAGGCAAAGACGCTGGCGATTATAGAATCATAGACCCGATTGATGGCACAACCACTTACCTGTCACGCTATCCTGGAAAGGTATACAAAATGGCAGTGTTTATAAAGCAATCAGAACCAGAACCCCCTGGAGGTGACACAGTGTATGTGATCGAAATGTTAGGCCACTTGAGAATTAGACAGACGCCCAATGGCGATGTATTTTCACCAGAGCAGTATGCCTTGAAGGGTGAAACACATCACAGCGATAAAGAGCAGAACGGCTGGTATCGCATTACCCGCGCGGGCATTACAGGCTGGATTGCGGGCGGCCAATGGACACGCATCACACAGGTGACACAACCACCCGAGCCCGACCCACCACCGGATCCGGATCCGGTCCATGACCTGGCCTGGCTGGTGCGGATCCATACAACGGATGCGGATGAGCATCCGCTCGTAGGTGGTGGTTCGTAGGTGGTAGGTGAAAGCTGATAGGAAAAAGAGATTGCCACGCTTCGCTCGCAATACCTTATCAGGCACAGGTGACAAAAATGAGAAAGGTGGGCTATGAAACTGGATGCGTTTGACAGGGAGGTGCTCAGCCGAAAGGGGCTGGCCCAGGATATTATGCGGGAATTGTACGGCGCAAAGCTGGCCGTTGGGACGTCCAAGGTGGAGATGGCCGGGATCAGGCGGCACATCCGCACAAAGCAGAAGATGGAGGAGCCCGAGGAGCAGCAGCAGGACCTGGACGAGCGCAGCTACCACGCGGACGGCACCTGGACGAGCAAGCGCCTGATCATGCTTTCGGAGGAGGAGAGCCAGGACCCGCAGGCGATCATGGTCAAAATGGGGCTGGACCCGCTGAAGTGGGACGTGGTCAGCTTTAAAATCAAACGCAACTGGTGGGATACGCCGATGAAGCTGAAGGATGAGGAGGGGGTGGATCACGCCACGTCCCGGCGCAATTACCAGTTTTTGGTCGAGCTGCGGGTGAAGCCTTCGGGGCTGATCAGCACCGATGTGGTGGCGAGGGTGTTTGCGGACTTACCCGCGCCGGAGTTGGAGCTGTTCAGCTATCAGCCCGGGCATAAGCTGCTGGAACTGCCGATCATGGACCTGCACCTGGGCAAGCTGGCCTGGGGCGAGGAGACCGGCGAGGATTACGACCTGAAGATCGCTGAGCAGTTGTACCGGGATACTGTACGTGACTTTTTGGGCAAGGTGAGCCATTACAGCCTGCCGATCGAGCAGATCCTGTACCCTGTTGGGCAGGACTTCTTCCATGTGGATAACACGACCAGCATGACCACGGGCGGCACGCTGGTGGACACGGACACGCGCTGGGCCAAGATGTACGACATCGGGGTGCGTTTGCTGGTGTGGACGGTGGATCAGCTGCGGCAGATCGCGCCGGTGCAGATTATGTACGTGCCCGGCAACCACGATAAGACCCTCAGCTACTGTGCGGTGTACACGCTGCATGCCTATTACGGTCAGTGCGAGGCGGTGACGGTGGACCTGAACCCAGCGCCCAGGAAGTATGTGCGCTACGGCGTGAATTTGCTTGGCTTTTCCCATGGCAAGGAGGGCAAACGCATCTTCCACCTGATGCAGCAGGAGCGAGCCCAGGACTGGGGCGAGACGATCTTCCGGGAGTGGCATTTGGGCGATCTCCACCACGAGGAGACGAAGGAGGAAGGCGGCGTGAAGGTGCGGCGGATCAGCTCGATCACCGCGGCCGATGCCTGGCATGTGGAGAAGGGCTTCCGGGCGGTGCGCATGGCGCAGGCCTTCGTTTGGGACCGTGAGCTGGGGCCGGAGCTGGTGATTGATAGTAATGTGATGGTGAGGGAGACCGGGGACGGGGAACCGGAGACGGGAGAATAAGGGCGTGAAAGGTTTTCGAGTGTGGTTATGCCAGCAGTAATGACTGGAAGTTGCCTTAGTGCTAGGCTGGACGCCATTTGCATAACCCAGTAACCACATCACGCAGGTTCAATTCCTGCCACGTCCACTGATTGCCTTTTTAGAAAAGGCGCCGTACTGGAGTGAGTACACGATAGCTGCCCACCATGCAGGGTAATCTATCCCATACACTCAATGGGTTGCTAGCAAGAGCGTAAAATGGGCATGGAAGGCAATCTGATCTGACCTGCCAGGTGCAGGCACAGAACACGAACACCGCCATCACTGGCGGTGTTTTGGTTGATCTGAGTTATCGACGGGGATCGGGCGAGTTGAGATATGCGATCAGGAAGATGATCACGATCAGAGCATAAACGACAATTTCCAGCTTAGTGAGTGTTTGCACGATCGTGGTGGAATTGATAGTCCGACTTGAGCTTATCCCGCTGTTCCTTGAGTTTATTGTAATTATCAAGGGCTTCAGCCACCTCTTCGCGAAACTCCTTCGAGTGCAGGTGGTAGGTTTGGCCGATCAGGACGATGCCGACCATAAGTACGATCATCGCCAGCAGGGTCAGGTCGGTCAGGATAAATAACAGGATGCTGCCGATCAAAACAACGATTGTGACGATCAACACTGCGACCCTGTCTCCAGCTTTTGAGGTGAATCTATCCGCTTTTTCCTTGGCGATGGTTACCTTGGGTTTGATATCAGCCAGCTCCTTTTCCAGACGCACCAACGCCAGCTCACTGGCCGTGCTATCGACGCCTTTGGACATGTTCTCGATCACCGGCGCCAGGGCAATGATCCCGCCGCCCCTTTTGACCAGATGTTCTTTTCCGCAATGCGCACAGGCAAAGCGCTCAATATCCTTGGTGATCTGCAAGTCACCCCCGCAATTTGGGCATGTTAAGCTAATAAAATCAGTCATTGATCCTCCCGGTCTAATTTTCTATATTGTAACATTTATTTATTATTGTGGGGATTGTTTATAACCCCCACTTTTCAACCGGTGAGGCGTGGCGGTGGGCGTCATCCAGGTCAGACTGGCTGATGGCCAGGTAGCGCTTGACCATCTCGAGGGTGGTGTGGCCGAGCATTTCCTGCAGGGTGTAGATGTTGGGGTAATTGCGCAGGTAGTTGACGGCGAAGGTGTGGCGGAAGTCGTGCGGCGTGTAATGGGGGATCTCGGCCCGGGCGGCGATCCGCTCGAGGATGTGGCGCAGGTGGGTGCGGGTGAGCGGTCCGCCGTTCTGGGTGGCAAACAGGTGCTGGCCCAGGTGATCGTCCTTACGGTCCGCTGCCAGGTAGCGCCAGATGGCCTGGCCGGTGCGGGCTGAGAAGGGCAGCATGCGCTCCTTGAACCCCTTGCCAAACACTTTCATTTTCCGTTGTTCGAGGTCCACCTGGTGGATCTTCACGTTGCACAGCTCGGAAGCGCGCAGGCCGGTATCCAGCAGGGTGAGGATGATGGCGCGGTTGCGGTTGGCGCAGGGGGTGCTGTGGGTGCTGGCCCGCTTGCCCGGCCGGGTGTAGGTTTTGGATTGACCGATCACGGACAACATCGCCCGGATGTGCTCGATGGGGATCGGCTGGATGGTGCGCTGCTCGGGACGGGGCCGGTCGATGCCGTGCATGTGGTGCTCGTGGGCGTAGCCTTCAGCCACGGCCCAGGTGTAGAGCGCGGACAGGCCGGTGTGATAGTTGAGCAGGGTCTTATTGGAGAGGTGGGTTTGGGCTGCCAGGAACTGGCGGATGTGCTTTTTTGTGATGGTTGAAAAATAGGGGTCTGATCCGAGGTGTTTTTTGAATTGATTGAAAGTGTTGTTGTAATCCCTGATCGTGTGGACGCTGAGGGCGCGTGCCTGGGCGGCGAGGTTGTAACCTTCGATCACCTGGGAAAGGGTTAAATTGAATGCGTTCAT